GGAGTCTGTCTCGGATGACCGGGACGACTTTGTCTCCGATGAAGATGGCGATTTTCTCGAAGATAGCTGCGAGTGCTGGGCCGTACTTGTCGACGAGTTTCTGGAACGCTGGGACGACGTCTTCGACGATGAACTGGGCGATCTTGGAGAGCACCGGGAGGACGTAGTATCCGACTTGTTCGACGAGCTCACTGAAGAAGACTTTGAGTCTGTCGACTTGTCCCGAGAATGTTCCCGCGGCTGCTGCTGCTGAGCCTTGGAACGTGTCGCCGAGGACTTTCATGACTTCCTCGAGGGAGGCGCCTTCTTTTATCATCGTCGCCATCTCTGGCGAGAGGCTGCGGAGTGCTCGGAAGTTGCCTTCGTAGGATTTTGCGAGGGCGTCGGCGATGGTCGTCTGATCGGTTTGTAGAGCGGTAGAGATGTCAAGGACGAGCGTCATGTCCCGAAGGGCGGTCTCTGTATTTTTCGTTCCTCGAAGTAGTGCCTCGTAAGCTGGGCGGAGTTTGTCGTCGGCGACGCCGGTCGCGAGACTCATCGCGCCGAGCTGGTCGTCGATCGACTTGACCATCTCCTCGGATGCCCCGGTGACGTTCCGCATCGTGACCGCGAGCTGCTCGAATGACTTCTGGTCGTCTGCTGCTTGTTTCGCGGCGAAGCCGATCCCAGCGGCGAGAGCTCCGACGCCTGCGGCTGCTGCGAGTCCGAGTTTCTGAACGGCTCCGCCGAACTTGCCGAGAGCTCCGTCGGCTTCGTCGAGGGACTTCTTGAGCGGGCCGGCGTTGCCGACGATGGAGACGGTGATCGGTTTGGCCATGATCAGAGGTCGTACTTATTGCGGACGGATGTGATTCGTTCGGCGTAGAGGTTCGCGATCTCGCCTCGACGAGTATCGGTCGCCTCGTAGATGAACGGGTTCGGCTTGATTCGACGCTTCGGCCAGCCAAAGTGAATCGGCCCGGCATACTCCACGAGATCACCGGACGCCGCACTCCCGGAGCGCTTCGAGCCACCGGAAGAGCCGACTCGAATCTTCGCAGCGGTCTTCGTGGAGGCGTTCTTCATCGAGTTCGCGAGAGCTCCGGAGAGCACCGGGACGAAGCGCTTCGCGTCCCCGAGGACGACTTCGGCGACTTTCTTATTCGTCTCGAGGAACTCGCCTTTGACGAGATCGAGGTCGCCTCCGAGGGAACGGAGGTCGCGTCGAATCTTTGACAGTCCTTCTACTTTGACTGCTCCGGCAACATCGTCGCCTAAGCGGTAGCCGAACGTTCCCGAGGTGCTAGCCATGTTGAGCGCGTCTCCGTTCGTTCAGTTTCTTAGCTCCATCGTAGAGCGCACGAATGACCTCGTGGGGCGTCCGCATGAGCGCCAGAGGATCGAGCTTCGTGATGAGTGCGAGGTCGGCGATCTCTCGAGCTACCCCGCCTCCGGGGATGCCTAGTTTCCCGGGCCGTCCTCGTGGCCGACCGCGGCGATGTCCTTGATCCACTCGTCGAACACTTTCGTAACTTTGCCGGAGTTCTTTTCGGCGAGCCACGCAAGGTAGTAGAGGGATTCCATCTTCGGTTTCCCGTTCGGATCGAACGCGGCAGAGATGGACACTTTCGCCCAGCGCTCGAACGCGATTTGTGAGTCTGCGTAGACGGGGAACGATTCTTGCGTTCCGTCTTTCCGCTTTATTGTTACGGAGATGTCGAGCATCGTTTAGGCGACCGCCTGCACGATCGCGCCGCCGGTGTAGGTGGCGGTTACTTGGACGAGCTCTCCTACGGAGACTGCAATCGGTGCCGAGGCAAGGAACGCTCCCGAGTGCGTATAGCGGGGCGAGCTGGAACCCGGGGCGGCAGTGAGTGGCTCGTAGACAATCGTCACGGATGCGCCGACGTCGCCGAAGATCGCTTGGATTGCTTCACCGGAGGCGAAGGTTCCCATGACCGTGAAGGTCGTTTCCGATGACTGGAGGCCTGCGACGAATGTCCTCGAGGCATCTTTTAGACTCGTGCTCTCGAGCGCGTCGACGTTTTTTGTCATGGTGATCGAGACGAGCTGGTCGGCGAGATCGACCGAGTCCACCGTGAAGACGGAGGCGGCTCCGAGGAATGTTGCTGTAGGCATGAGGTGAGTCTAGTCCTTGTCTGTATCGGAGGCGTCCTTGCGGGCGCCTTTGTGCTTGCGGGGTTCATCGTAGCCGATTTCTGCGATGAGATTCTTCGCTCTTGCCCGGTCGAGGTCGATCCCGCAGAGCTGTAAGCCTTCTGCGGAGACGATGTCACCGTCGGCGAATCCGTAGAGGCGTCGGCTGGTGACTCGGAACTTTGTCATCCGTAGCACACTACCTCGAAGCGGTACGCGAGCATCTCGACGCCTGAGACGGTGACGGAGAGCGGGGAGGCTCGTAGGCATCTGATCGAGGAGACTGAGCCGCCGAGCGTCTGATCGGCTTCGATTTTTGTTTTGATGGAGCTCGTCCCGGTGCCGGTGAGAAGTCCGTCGAGGTAATCTTGCGCGGCGCGGTCGCTCATCCGTCCGGCGATAACGGTGATGTCGAGGTTCGCGGTATCTGCTCCGCGTTTCATGACTAAGTCCCAGTCCATCGTCAGATTCCCGATCACTGCCGCCGGTGGAACGACGTTCTCGGGAATCGTGTCATAGACGCGCAGTCCGGTGATGTTCAGCGCGAGTTTCATCTTGTCGCGGACTGTTGACGGTGTCACGCGACGACCTCGCGACGGTACGCCCGGACGATCGCCGAGATGTCTCGTCCGAGGGGACTCATTCGGATAGCTCCGAGTTCTGAGAGGCCGAGAACTCCGCCTACCGATGAGGCTCTTTTGACGTAGTCGGCTGAGAGGATTAGGCAGGCTTCGACGACGTCGTCGGGCGGTGTGCCGTTATACCATCCGAACTTCGCGGTGACTTGGACTTGAGGGCGTCGTGAGATCGGTAGAGGGAAGAGATCGGCGCCGACCATAGTGATCTGCGTGTATGGGCGTTGCTGCTGGGGTGCGGTGACCGGGTCGAGAATGTAGTCAGTGTTGAGAACTTGGATGTCCGTGTAGTTGCCGTTCCCGGTGGCGTCGAAGGCGACTTGTAGTCCGCTCGTGGAGCCGATGTCATCGACGAAGAGCGTGTAGAAGTCGGTCGTCCGATAGAGGCGGGCGGTCGCGTTCGCATCCATCCAGAAGCGTCGATTAGCGATCCGGTCGATCGTGCGAGATGCGGCTTCGATGGCCTTCTCGATGGTCGCCGTCTCGTCTGCCGTGACGGTGCTCATGTTGGCGTATGCCTGAAACGCGGCGAGTGTCGTATAGCCGTTCGTAATCGCCATGTCTAGGACTTCTTTCTCTTCCGCTTTTTGGGAGATGAATCGTCCCGGCTAGGAAGCGGATCATCCTCGATGCTCGGACGTAAGGAGGCGAACGGAGCGTCTGGGATGCCCAGCCGGGACGACGCTTTAGTCGTCGTCCGTCCAGCCCGGAAGCCTGCGGAGACTCGGATCATGCCGCTACCGATCCGAGCCTTCCGCGAGGCCTTCGAGTTAGAACGTTGGGGTGACGAGGCCAGTTCCGCCGATGAGGGCGAAGGCGTTCGGATAGCGGTTCGCTGTGTAAGCGCTGTATCCGTAGACGACCATCTTCACTTCCAGCTCTGCGGACTTGACGTCCTCGAAGCGGAGCATGAACGGAGCGCCGCCGGCAGTTTCCCAGAGGTGCGACTCTTGGGTGTTGCCGATGATGATGACGTCCTCGTTCGCGCCGGTGCCGTTTGTCGTGATGACGTTGGCGTCGGTGATGACCGGGAGTCCGGCGATCGAGTAGCCGCTGTTGCCGTAGACGACTGAGCCGTTACCTACGCCGATGGCGTTCTGCGGGCCGTTCACGGTTGGCAGGGCGAGTGGGCGTCCTGCGGTGTCCGTCGCGGCGAGGATGTAGGCCAGTCGGCGTGGGTGCATGAGGATGAAGTTCGGGCCACCGAAGTAGTTCGTCTGGATGCGCTGTACGCCGTCCAGAATCTTCGGGTAGAGCTCGGCCACGGTTGGGCTTGCATCCGTGTAGGTGATGACTTGCGTGATCGTGTTCGTCAGTGAGGTCGCCGAGGTCGTGACGTTGAGCGCGTCGAGCTGCGTATGGTACGCGCTGACGAGGTCGGCCATGACGAGGGAGTCGATGCCGGTTCCACGCTCGAGCGCTTGACGGCTGACGTTCTGCTGGCCGGCGACAGTCACGACGGAGACGTCGAGCTTCGTGTCGTCCATGTTCGTTTCCTGCACTGCGGAGCCTTCGGTCTGCACTGCTACCGCGGAGCCGGTCGTCACCTTCGAGATCGAGAGGGTGAGGC